TGCATCGCTTTGGTGACAAGGACGATGAGGCCCAGCCGGGCACTCCCACCAACCGCCTGCCCTCCTACCGTGCCATGTGCGAACTGGCCACGCAAGACCCCGATGTGTCCGCCCTGATGAGCCAGGAGCGCTACCAGGAGGCCGTCAAGGACTTTGAGGGCGTGGAGGCCACCAACGATGCAGAGCCCGCCAACTGGATGGACCGGCTGGAGATCAACAGCCAGACCGGCCTCCCCAAGGCCACCATTGATAATGTCTGGATTATTCTTGAGAATGACCCGCTGCTCAAGGGCAAGTTTGCCCTCAACCAGTTTGCGGGCCGTGGTGAGGTGCTGGATGCGCTCCCCTGGAACGCCTCCACCAAGCGCCGCCTCTGGGATGACAATGACAACAATGGCCTCTACTGGTACATGGAAAAGGTCCACCACATCACCGGCAACGGCAAGATTGACGGGGCCCTCTCCCTCCATACCACACAGCACGCTTTTAACGAGGTCCAGGACTACCTCCAGAGCCTCAAGTGGGATGGCGTGCCCCGCCTGGACACCCTTTTCATTGACTACCTGGGAGCGGAGGACAGCCCCTATACCAGAGCTGTGACCCGCAAGGCTTTCACCGCCGCCGTCACCCGTGCCATGGTGCCCGGCAGCAAGTATGACAACATGCTCATCCTGGCTGGGCCCCAGGGCATTGGCAAGAGCACCCTGCTGGATAAGATGAGCCGGGGCTGGTTTAATGACAGCATCCGCACCTTTGAGGGCAAGGAGGCCTCTGAACTTTTGCAGGGGGTCTGGCTGGTGGAGATCGGTGAGCTGGACGCTTTCCGCAAGACAGATGTGGCGTGCATCAAGCAGTTTCTCTCCCTGCGCTCTGACCGTTTCCGTGCGGCCTATGGCCGCCATGTCAAGGAGCTGCCCCGGTGCTGTGTGTTCTTCGGCACCACCAACACCTCTGACTACCTGCGGGACCGCACCGGCAACCGGCGTTTCTGGCCGGTGGATGTGGGCCTGGCCCCGGCGGCCAAAAGCGTCTGGACTGATCTGCCCGGAGAAATTGACCAGCTCTGGGCTGAGGCCATGGTCCGCTGGCAGACGGGAGAGCCGCTTTTCCTCAAAGGGGAAATTGAGGCCGCCGCTAAGGAGGCCCAGGAGGCCCACCGTGAGGTCAACACCCGTGAGGGCATCATCCTGGACTTTCTGGAGCGCCCGGTGCCGGAGGACTGGCAGAACTGGCCGCTTGACCGCCGCCGGATGTTCTGGGGCGGCGCTGTGCAGGGAGATGTCAAGCTGGTGCCCCGTGACCGTGTGTGTGCTCTGGAGGTCTGGTGTGAGGCTCTGGACGGCAAGCAGCGGGATATGAGGTACAGTGACACGGCAGAAATCAACAGCATCATTGAGGCCAGCGCCTTGTGGGAAAGGGCCAGAGGCTCCCTGCGCTTTGGCTACTGCGGCAAGCAACGGGGCTTTCAAAAGGTGCGGCTTTGACCCGGAACATTGCCCGGAACATTTGAGATTTTCAGATGTTCCAATGTTCCGGGCAGGTGGAACATGTTCCGGGCAATGTTCCGGCAAATGTTCCGGGCAAAACCCTTGCGCCGCAAGGCTTTTAGGCTAAGTGGAACATTGGAACATTCATTTTCTATATTAGGGTAAAAGAGAGGATTTAGAGAGAATAGAGAAAAATAAAACTCTCTAAACCGCCTGTTTGCGCTACATACACGCGCGAATGTTCCACTGTTCCGAAAGGAGGAAATCCATGAAAGAAAGCTATATTGAGAGCTACCTTGTTCGCAAGGTGAAAGAGCACGGTGGCCTCTGCTATAAGTTTGTGTCACCCGGAAATCCCGGCGTGCCTGATCGACTGATAATCACCCCCACTGGCAAGACAATCTTTGTTGAGTTGAAAACGGAAGTGGGCAGGCTGGCCAAAGTCCAGAAATGGCAGCGGAGTGAGATGGAGAAACGGGGGGCGGACTGCCGGGTGCTGTTTGGGATGGACGCAGTAAAGGACTTTTTGAGGGAGGTTTTCCCCGCATGAAATATGTGCCACATGACTACCAGGCCTATTGCATCCAGCGTGTAGTTGAGGACCCTGCCGTTGGGCTGTTTCTCCGTCCCGGACTTGGCAAAACAGTCATCACTCTGTCAGCGGTCAATATTCTCAAGTATTTTCGCTGGCAGGTGCAAAAGGTCCTGGTAGTGGCTCCCAAAAAGGTGGCAGAGGCCACCTGGAGCAAGGAGGCCGCCAAGTGGGACCACCTCCAGCACCTCCGCACCTCTGTGGTGCTGGGCAGCGCCGCCAAGCGCATCAAGGCCCTCAACACTCCGGCGGACATCTATGTCATCAACCGGGAAAATGTGGAGTGGCTGGTGGACTACTACAAACAGGCCTGGCCCTTTGACATGGTGGTGCTTGATGAGAGCACCAGCTTTAAGAACAGCCAGAGCAAGCGCTGGAAAGCCATGAGGCGGGTGCGGCGTTTCATCAAGCGGATGGTCCTGCTGACCGGCACGCCGTCCTCTAAGGGCCTCATTGACCTGTGGGCACAAGTTTACCTGCTGGACTGCGGAGAGCGCCTGGGGCAATCCCTGAGCGCCTACCGTGAGCGTTATTTTGACCCTGACCAGCGGAGCCGCACACAGATTTTTTCCTACAAGGCCAAAGACGGTGCGGAGAGCGCTGTGTTGGATGCCATTTCTGACATCTGCATCTCCATGAAAGCGGAGGACTACCTGGAGCTGCCGGACTTCATCCAGCATGAGGTGCCGGTGCTGCTGGATGCCAAAGCCCGCCGGGCCTATGACCAGTTTGAGCGTGACCTGCTGCTGGAGGTGGACGAGGATGTCATCACCGCCGCCTCTGCTGCCGTTCTTGTGGGAAAACTCCTGCAAATGTGCAACGGCGCTGTGTATAGCAATGATGGCCACATCGTGCCGGTCCATGACTGCAAGCTGGAGGCCTATCTGGAGCTGCTGGAGCAGTTGAACGGAGAGCACTGTCTGACTTTCTACGGCTACCAGCATGACCGTGACCGCATCCTGGAGGCGCTGAAAAAGCACCGCAAGGACCTCCGGGTGAGGGTCTACAAGACCGTGGAGGATGAGGAGGCCTGGAACAACGGAGAGGTTGATGTGCTGCTGGTGCATCCGGCCTCCTGTGCCTACGGCCTCAACCTCCAGGCAGGCGGCCAGCATGTGGTGTGGTATGGCCTCAACTGGTCCTTTGAGCTGAATGACCAGGGCAACTGCCGCCTATACCGGCAGGGCTCCCCCTATGACAAGGTTTTCGTCCACTATCTTGTGGTGCAGGGCTGCCAGGATGAGGATGTCATGGCTACGGTGCGAGATCGCCAGGACACCCATGAGGCCGTCATGTCCGCACTCAAGGCCAGAATTAAGCGAGTAAAGGAGAGCGCAAAATGAGCGATAATTTGAATATCAAACTGCTGAAACAGCACGCCGCCATCCTGGAAACGGCCCTCCAGACCGTCAACAATGTGTCTAAGAGCATCACGGAGGAGGCAGCGGCCCTGGATGCGGAGCTTGCGCCGGTCCAGGATGCCACGGATGCACTGGTAGCCTGCGAGAGGGCCCAGGAGCGTGCCCGCTTTGCTGAGGCAAAACTGAGCAAGGCCGTGGCGGACCTGCGCTTTGTCATGGCCGGTGGTGACCCCTGCCGGGTGTGTGCCGTCAAGTGCACCTTTGGTGAGGGCAACTGCAAACCCGTGTGGCGTGGAGAGGCTGGTGCTGATTTGTGACTTTGAAAGAACTGTCCCAGCTTTACTACCTCAACCGGGAGATCGAGATGGACAAAAAGCGCCTCCTTGAGCTGGAGGCCAGGGCGGTGTCCTGTTCGTCAGATCTGTCCGGGATGCCCCGGAGCCCTGGCGTGGGGGACCGTGTAGGCCGCTATGCGGCGGAGATCGTGGACCTCAAGGGCATCATTGAGGCCAAACTCCAGCAGTGCATCTATGAGCGCAACCGTTTGGAGAGGTACATCACCACCATTGAGGACAGCCTCCTCCGGCAGGTTTTCACATATCGCTTTGTGAATGGACTGCCGTGGCAGCAGGTGGCCGCATGTATCGGCGGGAGCAACACCGCTGACGGCGTGCGGATGATGTGCAACAGGTACATCAAGGCCACGGAGCCGGAAACAGATGACGGCACAGAGGTCCAACTGTAACTTGTTCGTTCTGTTCGGTGTTTCTGTGGTACACTATATCCTGCGGGTAGTGCCTCAAGATGATGCAATACCTCCTTGGTTGAACAGCGGCAAGGTGACGGATGATGAAACCCAGACCCTTGCCGCTGTTTCATTCTAACGATTTTTTTTAGAGCCGTCCGATGAGGGCGGCTTTTACTATGTGATGGGGTGGTGAGATGGCAAAGCTGACTGAAAAGCAAAAGCGATTTGTGCAGGAGTACCTTGTGGACCTCAATGCCACGGCGGCTGCCAAGCGTGCCGGATATAGCGAAAAAAGCGCCTCCCGGATAGCCGTGGAACTACTCAATAAAACTCAAGTTTCTGCCGAAATCCAAAAGCAGCAGGCCAAGCGTCAAAAGCGGGTGGAAATCACCCAGGAAAAAGTGCTTGAGGAGCTAGCTGCAATCGCCTTTGCCAACGGTGCTGACTTCGCCACTGTCAACCAAAATGGCATTGTCCGCATCACCCCCACCTCTGAGCTGCCGGATGAAAAGCGCAAGGCCATTGCCTCCATCAAGGAGGGGCAATATGGCACGGAGGTCAAGGTGCACGATAAGGTCAAGGCCCTGGAGCTGCTGGCCAAGCACCTGGGCATGTTCGACAGTAAGAACGGTGGCAGCGAGGCCCCAGAGAATAACATCTTTGAGGTCATTGACCAAAGCACCAGAGAGGAGATAGACACGGATGAAATACCAGAGATTGAGCACCCGGCAAAATCTGGCCATGACCTGGTGGAATAGGCCCGGCTTTGAGGTCTATGACGGCATCATCTGTGACGGCTCCATCCGCTCCGGCAAGACGGTGGCCATGACGGTGGGCTTTATCATGTGGGCCATGACCCGCTTTGATGGCTGCAATTTTGCCATCTGCGGCAAGACCATTGAGAGCCTGCGCCGCAATGTGACAAGCAATCTGCCCGTCTGGCTGGCGGGCGTTTTCTCTTTCAAGGAGCACCGCACTGAAAACAAGATCGTGGTGAGCGCCAACGGCAAGAGTAACAGCTTTTACCTGTTCGGCGGCAAGGACGAAAGCAGCGCCGCACTCATCCAGGGCATCACACTGGCAGGCGTCCTGCTGGATGAGGTGGCCCTGATGCCGGAGAGCTTTGTCAACCAGGCCACGGCCCGCTGCTCTGTTGAGGGGGCCAAGCTGTGGTTTAACTGCAACCCGGAGGGCCCCAGCCATTGGTTTTATACCAAGTGGGTGCTGGAGGCCAGCAAGCGGAAAATGCTGCACCTCCATTTCACCATGGATGACAACCTCAGCCTCTCCGCCTCAGTCAAGGCAAGGTATGAGAGCCTTTACTCTGGTGTTTTCTATGATCGCTTTATCCGGGGCCTGTGGGTGGTGGCGGAGGGGCTTATTTACACGATGTTCAACAAGGACTTTCATGTTGTGCCCAGTGTCCCCAGGCCCTATGAAAAGTATGTGATGTCCTGCGACTACGGCACCATCAACCCCACCAGCATTGGCCTCTGGGGCAAGGCTGGCGGCAAGTGGTACAGGATGCGGGAGTATTACTATGACAGCCGCAAGGAGGGCCGCCAGCGCACCGATGAGGAGCACTACACGGAGCTGGAGCGTCTGGCTGATGGCCTGCATGTGTCCGCCATCATTGTGGACCCATCGGCGGCCTCTTTCATTGAGGTCATCCGCCGCCATGACCGCTACCGTGTAGAAAAGGCATCCAACTCCGTGCTGGACGGCATCCGCAATGTGGCCACCCGGCTCCAGAGCGGTGACATCTTTTTCTGTGACTGCTGCACGGACTGCATCCGTGAGTTTGGGATGTATCGCTGGGATGAAAAAGCCCAGATGGACCGTCCCATCAAAGAAAATGACCATAGCATGGACGATGTGCGCTACTTCGTGCACCGTGTCTATGCGCCTGATCTGATTAGCTTTAAGTGAGGTTTTACTGTGCGAGTTTCTGTGTTGGGTGTGCAATATGCTGTGGAATATCGGACAAGGGCCCAAGACCCTGAGCTTGAGGCAGCAGATTGTGATGGCTACTGTGACACCAGCATCAAGTTATGCGTGGCCCGTAAATATACGGCGGCAGAGCGAAAAGAGCCCGGCAGCAAGAAATGCCTGGATGACTACATGCGTAAGTGCATGAGGCATGAACTGGTCCACGCTTTTCTTTATGAGAGCGGCCTGAGCATCAATAGCCTCTCACCGTCTGGCTGGGCCTCTAATGAGGAAATGACGGACTGGATGGCTATACAAGGGCCGAAACTTTATGATGCTTGGAAACAGGCAAAATGTTTGTGAGGTGAGAAACCAATGGTGACACTCAATCTGAGGGATGACTGCAATGGCCGTGTGGCCACTAATTTCAAACGGGGCATGACGGACAAGCGCTTTCTGGAGCTTGAAATCACCGCATGGCTCACCAGCCCGGAGCGCAAAAAGCAGCTTGAGGGCGAGGCCTACTATGACGGCTACCAGGATGTGACCCACCGGGAACGCCTGGCGCTGGATGAGGACGGCAAGCCCATTGTGCTCAAGAACTTGCCCAACAACCGGCTGGTCAACAACCTCTATTCCAAGATGGTGGACCAAAAGACCAACTACTCCTTTGGCCGTCCGCTGTCCTTTGACACCGAAAACAAGGAGTATGCCAAGGCCCTGGGGGCTCTGTTCGGGGCCCGTTTTCTGCGTACCATGCACAATGTTGGTGAGGGCGCATGGATTGGCGGCAAGTCCTGGCTCTATCCCTACTATGAAAACGGGGAGCTGGCTTTCCGGCGCTTTCCTGCTGATGAGGTCCTGCCATTCTGGGCGGACGCTGACCACACCGTCCTGGACGCTGCTGTCCATGTCTATGTGGTGCAGGAATACGATGAGGCCGAACATGCCAAGGATGTTGTCAAGGTTGAGGTCATGCACGGCGGAGGTGTGGACTGTTTCATCCGCACGGATGACGGCGTGCTGGAGCCGGACAGCTTTGCCTACTCCGGCCCCTATATCATCACACGGCAGGACGATGAAACCGGCAAAGTGGAGGGCTACAACTGGGAGCGCATCCCGTTGGTGTGCTTTAAGAGCTCCCACCATGAAATCCCACTCCTCTCCAAGGTCAAGTGCCTCCAGGATGCCTACAACAACATCCTGAGCAACTTTGCCAACCAGATGGAGGAGGACATCCACACCACCATCCTTGTCATCAAGAACTATGACGGTGAGGACCTGGGCACATTCCGCCGCAACCTGGCCACCTATGGTGCCATCAAGGTGCGGTCCTATGAGGGGGCTGAGGGCGGCGTGGACACTCTGGAAATATCCGTCAACGCTGAAAACTACAAGACCCTGTTGGCCCTGCTCAAGGATGCCATCATTGAGAACGCCAGAGGCTATGATGCCAAGGATGACCGCATGAGCGGTGACCCAAACCAAATGAACATTCAGAGCATGTACTCTGACATTGACCTGGATGCCAATGGCATTGAAATGGAGTTTCAGGCCAGCATGGAGGAGCTGCTTTGGTTTATCAACAAGCACCTGGCCAACACCGGCGGCAGGAGCTTTGAGGGCGAGGATGTCACAGTCATCTTTGACCGGGATGTGCTCATCAACGAAACGGAGGCCATCAACAACTGCAAGAACTCCGTGGGCATCCTCTCTGATGAAACCATCGTCAAGATGCACCCCTGGGTCACTGACCCGGAGCAGGAGCTCCAGCGCATCAAGGATGAGAAAGAGGAGGCCATGCAGGCTGACCCCTACCAGGCCGCTTTTCTGGCCAACCGCAACCAGCCGCCGGTAAACAATGAGGGTGGTGGCGATGGCAAGACAGACTAATGCCGCCTACTGGGCCCAGCGCATGAAAAACATGGAGGATGCGCTGCTGGACCAGTCCTACTCCTATGTGGAAAACCTTGAAAAGCAGTTTGCCGCCGCCCAAGCTGAGATTGAGCGGCAGATGGCCCGCTGGTATCAGCGCTTTGCCACCAACAATGAGATTGACCTGGCAGAGGCCAAGCGGCTGCTCAATTCCAAGGAGCTCAAGGAGTTTCACTGGACCGTGGCTGAGTACATCGCCTATGGTGAGCAAAACGCCATTGATGGTGCCTGGATGAAACAGCTTGAGAACGCCAGCGCCAGGGTGCACATCTCCCGGCTGGAGGCTCTAAAGCTCCAGCTCCAGCAGCAGGCAGAGGTCCTATACTCTAACCAACTGGACTATGTGGATGCCGCCGCCCGCAAGATGTATGAGGGCAGCTACTACCACACGGCCTTTGAACTGCAAAAGGGGCTGGGCGTGGGCTGGACCATGCAGGCCATCAATGAGGAAACCATCACCAAGGTGCTCTCCCGCCCCTGGACCACGGACAACCAGACTTTCCGTGATCGGTGCTGGACAAACAAGCAGAGCCTTGTGAACAGCGTCAACACCCAGCTCACGCAAATGGTCATCCGGGGTGAGGCCCCGGACCGTGCCATTTCTGCCATCTCCAAGCAGTTTGATGTGTCCAGGGCAAAGGCTGGCCGCCTGGTGATGACGGAAAGCGCCTATTTCTCCAGCGCCGGGCAAAAAGACTGCTACAAGGCCCTGGATGTGGAGCGTTATGAGGTCGTTGCATCCCGTGACCATAAAGTGTGCAGCTTTTGTGCAGACATGGACAGCAAGGTTTTCAAAATGTCTGACTACCAGGTGGGGCTCACTGCTCCGCCGTTTCATCCGTGGTGCCGGTGTTGCACCACTCCCTATGAGGATGATGTGGCAGAGCTCCTAAAGCGCCGCACCAGCGGCTCCAACCCATTGCCGGGTGATATGTCATATAAGCAATGGAAAGAGTGGCAGGACGGTCTTGCCAAGGCCCAGAGAGCCCAGAAAATTGCGGATGCCACACCTCTTTTTGAAAAAATGCAAAAAAGTGGTCTGCTACGGCTGCCACCGCTTGACGAGTTTGCCGAAATGCGTTATAGTAACTTTCCTACCTACAAGAAACTGGTGGCAAGGTTTGAAAACCTCACCGGCCAGCGAAAGTGGGCGGCGGTGGAGTTTAACCCGGAAACCCTTGCGGACCACTTCAAGCGCCACGGCTCTGATCTGGGAGCCGATGCACAAGCCTATGCGGCTGCGGCGCTCAAGTTTGTCAACGGCAAGGGTGCCAAGGCCGTCATCTTTGATGAGGACGGTATCCGGCGCATGTATTCCGAGGCAGAAAACATTTTTGCATCGGTCTACCCGGACGGGACAATCTCTACATTTTTCCATCCGAGAGCCGGAAAGAAATATTGGGAAAGCCAGGTGAAAAAGTATGCTAAAAAATAAGCGCTGCGCCTGCTGTGGGCAGGAAAGCCTCCCGCCTGACAGCATCTTTGAAATCTGCCCCGTTTGCGGCTGGCAGGATGATGAGGTGCAGAATGATGAGCCTGACTTTGAGGGCGGCGCAAATGACATGTCCCTCAACCAGGCAAAAGAGGCCTACCGGCAGGGCAAGCCGGTGAGCTGACCGTTTTTTGATGTTAAAAGCATCGTGCTGAAAATGCACGGTGCTTTTTTCATACCCAAATACCGCTGGCCCGGCGGACTACAAGATGGGCACTGCAACACCGGGACTGGCCGGATAAAAAGGACAGCAGACATGCAAGGAGGTAACAATCATGTTGGAATGGCTGAAAACCGTATTGGGGGATGCGTACACCCCCGAAATTGACACGGCAGTTTCTCAGGAGATCGGCAAGGGCTTTGTGGCCCGCACCGACTTCAACGCAAAGACTGCCAAGGTCACAGAGCTGGAAACCGAGGTCAAGCAGCTCCGTGAGGGTATCAAGACCCGTGACACTCAGCTCTCCGAGCTGAAAAAGTCCGCCGGTGACAATGCCGAACTGCAAAAGCAGATCGACACGCTCACCCAGCAGAACAAGGACCAGAAAGCCGCCTATGACAAGGAGCTGGCCACGGTCAAGCTGACTGCTGCGGTGGATGCGGAGCTCACCGCTGCCGGGTCCAAGAACAACATCGCCGTCCGTGCGATGCTGGCGGACTTCCTCAAGGATGCCAAGGTGGTGGATGGCAAGGTCACCTCTAAGGAGAACGGCGAAACCGTCACCCTGGGGGCCAAGGTCGAGGCGATGAAAAAGGACGCTGCTACTGACTTTATGTTTGGAGATGCGCCCAAGTATAGCGGCTGGAAACCCGGCGAGAACGGGGACGGAGGCAAGCCCGGCAGCACCAAAAAGCTGTCTGAGATGTCCTACTCCGAGCTGACCGAGTACATGGCCAAAAACCCTGACGCAAAGCTGGAATAACCCCAACAACACAATCATTTCAAGAAAGGAAGTATTGAATTATGCCTAACGCTAAGTTTGACGCAAAATCTTTCAACCCTGAGGCTTTCAAGTACATCATGGACCGCATCCCCCGCACCCGCCTCAACGAAATCCGCAAGTCCAAGGTCCTGGTGGGCAACCCGGACATCCGTGCGGTGCTGGGCACCCAGAACGGCACCGGCTACGCCCGTGTGGCCGTGCGTGGCCTGCTGGACGGTGAGGCCGTGAACTATGACGGCCAGACTGACATCACCGCCACCTCCACCAAGACCTTTGAGCAGGGTGTGGTGGTCATTGGCCGTGCCAAGGCGTGGGTGGAAAAGGACTTCTCCTTTGACATCACCGGCGGCGTGGACTTTATGAACAATGTGGCCCGGCAGGTGGCGGACTACTGGCAGGACATTGACCAGGACACCATCCTGGCGGTCCTCAAGGGCGTTTTCTCCATGACCGGCGGCAAGAGCGGTGAGTTTGTCACCAAGCACACCTACTCTGTCAACGGCAACCTGGAGGCCTCCACCCTCAACAGCGCCACTGCCCAGGCCTGCGGTGACCACAAGAAAAAGTTTGCCATGATTTTCATGCACTCTGTTCCGGCCACCAACCTGGAAAACCTCAACCTGCTCACCGCCCTCAAGTACACCGATAAGGACGGCGTGACCCGTGACCTGACCCTCTACACCTGGAACGGCAAGCTGGTCATTGTGGATGACGGGATGCCTGTTGAGGCTGTTGCCGCCACCTACAAGCTGACCTCTGACACCGCCCTGGTGCCCGGCAAGACCTACTACACCAAGAGCGGCACCAAGTACAACGCTGTGGCCTCCCCCAGCGTGGACAACATTGCCACCTATTATGAGGTGGATGTCCCTGCCGGTGAGGAATACACCAGCTATGTCCTGGGTGAGGGCTCCATCAACTTTGAGGACCTGGGTGCTAAGGTGCCCTATGAGATGTCCCGTGACCCCGCCAAGAACGGTGGCCAGGACACCCTCTACACTCGCCAGCGCAAGGTGTTTGCCCCCAAGGGCATCTCCTACGAAAAGACCAGCCAGACCACCCTCTCCCCCACGGATGCAGAGCTGTCCGATGGTGCAAACTGGGCTCTGGTCCACTCTGGTGAGGCCACTGAGAGCCAGCGCTCCTACATCAACCACAAGGTTATCCCCATCGCCCGCATCAAGTCCAGAGGCTAAACCATGACCGTGTATGAGGCCGTGGTGTCCCGGCTGGCCATGCTGGGCTACACCGTCACGGACAATGACGAAACCGGCCTCAATTTCCTCATAGACAAGTGTGAAAAGGACATCCTGGCAGACATCAATCAAAGGGTGCTGCCGGATGGCCTTTTCTATGTCCATGTGGATATGGTGGCCGGGCAATTCCTCTATGATAAGAAAGCCGCCGGTGGTCTGGACGGGCTGGAGGGCTTTGACTTCTCCGCCCCGGCCAAGAGCATCACGGAGGGTGATGTGGCCATCACCTTTGCTGGAGCCAGTGATGGAGCCAGCAGCGCTGAGGCCCGCTTTGATGCCCTGCTTGCAGGGCTCATGCGCCCGCCTGAGAGTACGCTGGCGGCTTTTCGGAGGATGAGATGGTAGTGGGGAGCCCCGCCCACAAAAAGGCCGTGCAGAGCCTCTGGGTGGGCAAAGCGACCATCACCGTGCTGGACGGGGTGCTCAATCCCGCCAATGGCCGCACGGAGCCCCAGGAGCGCATCCTGGCGGCAGACATCCGCTGCCGCATTTCCCACAAGTCTGTGGTGAGTACAGAGCCCAACGAGGAGGCCGCCCAGGTGGCCCAAAGCGTGGTGCTCTACATTGACCCCTCCGTGGACATCCCGGAGGGGTCTAAAATCACAGTGACCCAGAACGGCGTGACCCGTGACTATGAACGGAGCGGCAAGCCCGCAGTGTATAGCTGCCACCAGGAGGTGCCGCTGGAGCTTTTCAAGGAGTGGGCTTGATATGGCAGAGGTTAATTTCAACAGCATCTATGACGGCGTGAGCCTTGCGCTCCACGCCGCTTTTCCCGCCGCACAAGTACATGGCGGGAATGTCAAGCAAGGGCTCAAGCCCGGAGATTTTAATGTCATCATGCCCGGTGCCGGTCACGCCAAAGAGGTGGGCCAGAGGTACAAGCGGACACCCACGGTGGATGTGATTTACTACCCCAAGGCCGGGGATGCGGAGTGCTATGGCATGGCACACCGGCTGTCCTTTGTCCTGGGGAGCATCACAACCCCGGAGGGGGACATCATCCACGCCACCGGCTGTGAGTGGACACTGGCGGAGGATGTCCTGCATGTGCTTTTGAGCTATGACCACTTCGTCCGTGTCCCGCTGGAGCAGGAGAACATGGAAACTCTCAAAATCAATGAGGAGGGATAAGCCAATGGCAAAAACCCAGACCACGGAGGCCAATGCCGCCGCCTTTACCAAGGCGCAGTTGGTGGCCTCTCAGAGATATGTCCACCGGCGGGACTTGATCGGCGCACTGCTGGAGGATGGCAAGACCTACACCTTGAATGAGGTGGATGCGCTGATTGAAAAGTTTATGAAAGGCAAGGTGAGATAAATGGCTCTTGGCGGAGGTAACTGGCTGACCCAGAACAAGGTTCTGCCCGGCAGCTACATCAATTTCTCCAGCGTGGCAAAGGCATCCGCCACTCTGTCTGACAGAGGCTATGCGGCAGCGCCCTTTGTTCTGAGCTGGGGCCCGGAGGGTGAGGTTTTCCCCGTCACCTCTGGTGAGTTTCAGAAAAACAGCAAGGCCATCTTCGGCTATGGGTATGACCACCCCAAGCTGCTGGCCCTGCGTGAGATTTTCCAGCACGCCACCACCGTCTACTGCTGGCGGCTGGGCAACGGCGAAAAGGCAAGCTGCACTTATGCGGATGCCAAGTACCCCGGTGTGCGTGGCAATGACCTCTCTATTGTCATCGCCTCCAATGTCGATGACACCAGCGCATGGGATGTGAGCACCTACCTGGACGGCCAGTGTGTTGACACCCAGACGGTCAAGGCGGCCACTGATCTGGTGGCCAATGACTATGTGGTTTTCAAGACCAGCGCCACGCTGGCGGCCACTGCGGGCACCAAGCTGACCGGCGGCGCTGATGATGCAGCAGTCACCGGCGAGGACCACCAGGCTTTCCTGGATAAGCTGGAGGCCTATGCTTTCAACACCCTGTGCTGCCCGGCCACGGAGAGCACCGTGGTCAATCTGTATGTCAAGTACACCCAGCGCATGAGGGATGAGGTGGGTGCCAAATTCCAGCTTGTGGCCTGGAAACCCAGCGCTGACTATGAGGGCGTGATTGGCGTGTGGAACACCGCCACCCACGCCGCCATTGCCAATGTGGACACCCAGGCGGTGGTCTACTGGACTACCGGCGCACATGCTGGCGTGGCCGTCAACAAGTCCCTCACCAATGCCAAGTATGACGGTGAGCTCATTCTGGACACCGAATACACCCAGGCAGCGCTTGAGGCGGCTCTCAAGGCGGGCAAGTTTATGTTCCACAATGTCAACGGGGTCACCCGTGTGCTGGAGGACATCAACACCCTGCTGACCCTCTCCGACACCAAGGGAGAGGTTTTTCAGTCCAACCAGACCATCCGTGTGTGTGACCAGATCGCCAATGACACGGCGGTGCTGTTCAACACCCGCTATGTGGGCACCGTGCCCAATGATGCCTCTGGCCGTGCATCCCTGTGGGGCGATGTGGTCAAGCTCATCCAGGAGCTTGAGAAAATCCGTGCTGTTGAGAACTTTGACCCCGACACGGTGACCTGTGAGCAGGGTGACAAGAAAAAGGCAGTGCTGCTGACCATCAACGGCCTCAACATCATCAACGCCATGGCCCAGCTCTACATGAGCGTTATCATTCAGTAAAGGAGGATTGTGACACATGGCTGACAAAATCTCTATGAACACCCAGGATGCCGTGAGCGCCAACTTTGCTGAGTGCTTTGTGACGCTGAACGGCACCCGCTACTCCATGCTGATGGCCAAGGAGTTTGAGGGCAAGGCCTCCATCAACACCAAGGAAGTCTACCGTCTGGGCAATCCCGTGATCGGCCACAAGGCCCAAACCATTGCCCTGGCTTTCTCCATGACGGTCTACAAGTGCACGGAAATCTTTGACCAGGTGGTTGAGGACTTCATCAAGACGGGTGTAATGCCTACCTTTGACATCCAGACCTCCAACGATGACCCCGCCACC